CCAGTAATTGTCACTGCTGGTGCTGAGGTATACCCAGAACCTGCATTGGTAATACTGACTGCTGTAATATATCCACCAGCATTAACGGTAGTTACACTAGCAGTTGCCTGTACACCACCCGGTAAATTTGGTGCACCAAAAGATACCGCTGCGTTGGCTAGATAATAACCTTGACCTTTTGTGATTAAATTAATAGTGGATATGCTTTCACCACCAAATGTTACTGAACCCTCTACTGGGTCAAAGAATTTTTGTTTTAACGGACGTCCCATTTTGTTTTCTCCTGATAAGTTGGCGTTCTAGGCCTACGGGGTTGGGTTACCCCATAAACTCTCTTTCGAGCGAACTATATATTTATCGAAAAAGTTTTCTTTTTAGTTACAACACATGAATAGTCAACAAAAAACCCACCGAAGTGGGTTTTTATTACTAAGTTACTTGGAACAAGTATATTTAGCGTTAAATTAAATCTCGATCACGCAATGGCTGTAAAATACGTTCCCTAAAGGTGTCACTGAATGCATACTGCTGATTATGTTGTAACTCGGGTAAATTACTAAAATATATTTCCTCAATGTTTGAATATATAGAATCCAATAGATTCACTAATTGATCCGATCGTGCTGTATAACTAATTGATTGTTCATATTTGTGATTGTTAAAATTATCATCAAATGTTTCAAACCCTAGCAATTTTAAGGGTCTAGTTGCGTTTGCTGCTGATAACATAAAAAATAGTTGACCGGCTGCTAAGGGCTTAAATGTTTTTTCACTATAAAATCCTATCTTAATGTTTGATTCAGTTATAATATTAAGATAGGTGTTGCTAAATGCTGGGTGTAACCAATTGTGATCCCCGGGATTCCCGGGCTCGTTAAAGTCATTTCCGTTGTCACCAGGAAATGACTGACGCACTAAATTTATATTCCGTAGTTGGTTTTTAATTTCAATTGGTAAATTGTTAAATCTATCGTGGTCTAACGTTAATGTTTCTCGACTATATGGGCACACAAGTCCGTGCAAGCTTAACATTAGATCAGATTCGTATGGTCTCTGTAGTAGTTGATAATATAAGTACAGTCTGCTACTACTGGGACTTCTATTTAAACAACTTACTTTATTTAATCTCTTGCCAATTGGTACCACGGGATAATCATTAAATCTTATACTGTTTCGATACAGCCAATACGGAAAAAATATAACATTTTCATTAAAACTACCAAATTCATTAGTTAATATCACTGCCTCACCGTGATAATCAATTTGATTGATATGTAATTGTACTTCTTCGATACTCCACCCGTCATGCGTAGCATCTATCACTATCCTAGGATATCGATTTATGTCTACAAGTTTTTCTTTTTGAAACATCAGAACCACTACGTTTATATAGGGTACAGTAAAGTCAATTTGATATGGTGTTTTGTCAAAGGCAATCATAGTAATACTTAGCCAACAGAAAAGCCCTTTAAGGGCTTTTCTGGTACTACCTTCCCATCTCTGAGAAGCTTAAAGATTTGCTATCGCTTGGATTACTGGAACGATAGGTTAGCAACCGAAATTTCGCTAACGTAGTCACCAGCGTTACCTAGAGACGATGCTGTGTTTGTCAACTCAACATATCCGTAACGAGTCATAAAGCCTACGACTGGTTCGAATGTTGCTGGGTCAAGAACAACACCAGAGCTCATTAGAGGGATATAAGGGCAGTAGAACGCGGCTGCATCAGCTTCGCTCGAACCTTTGTATCCAACTAGAACTGGTGTGCTGTCGCTAGCATAGCTATCGACGTAAACACGCATAGCACCGTTCAATGTACCAACAAACTTAGTGTTTGTAGGAGCTTCGAAAGTACCTTCTGTAGTACGTGCAAATGCACTTGTTGTAGCTGACTGTAGAACAGTTAGAGAAGCTGGAGAAACAACAGCCCAGTTACCGGCGCCACGACGTGTACGTTGTGCGATCAAGTTTGCTGAACGATTGATTAGAACAGCTAGAGCAGCGTGTTCGTCACCAACGAATGTAGCAGTACCTGAAACACTAGCTTGGTCGTAAGCAAAATCTGTAGCAGCTAACGAACGTAGCGAGCCTAGGATTTCCTGATCAATTTCAACTGTGATTTCTTGTGCTAGAGCAGCCATGATTTCTGCTTCAACATCTAGGCCGTGCATCGACTGTGCGTCTTGAGCGGCTTCGAATGTCCAGCGAGCTGACAATTTACGTGTCTTGGCTTCAACAACTTGCTTCAAAATCTGAACGTTAATACGGTTACCTGGTACGCCTTCTAGTGTGCTTGTTGCAGTTGCACGACCAGCTGAAGTTCCTGAGTAAGCTGTAGCGATCTTGAATGGTGATAATGCTTCGTCACCGCTTGTTGTACCAGTAGCACCACCTGTACCTGAAACGTTATCTGCATAACGAACACGTAGAGTATGGATCTGGGCAACAGGACCTGTCATGGGCTGTACACCAACGATTTCGTTAGCGATAACAGTGGGCATAACACGGCGGATAACTGGCAGAATTACACGGTTAAGTGTAGCAACGTTACTTGTGCTAGTAGCACCAGCAGTTGCATTTTCTGACAAATACTTGCGAGTGTTTTCTAAGATTACACTCATGGAAGTTCTTTTCGAACCTTGTAAGCCTTCTAGCAGAGCGTCTTTGGTTTCGCCCCAACGGCTTTCTAATAATGCTTGTGTCATTTAAATCTCCTATTTAGGGTTAAGTCACTTTAGCCCTGCTAAACGGCGTAGTTCAATGACATTATTGTCCCGAACCTCGGCTTGTCTAACAGTTTTATCACCAGTTACCACTTGACGATTCTCATTTAGTACAGCAGCTTTTTCGGCCACTGGCTTAACTGTAGAATTGTTTAGTACAGCTGGTAGATACTTATCAAATGCAGCCTGCAACTTACTGGTCTGCACTGATTCGAGTAGTTCGCTCATTACAGCGGCCTTCTCTTTGTTTAGTGGTTTCAACAGTTTGGCCATACCATCACGGCGTTCTGCAGATTCCTTAATAATACGAATCTCTTGTTCTTTTGATTCAACTAATACGGCTTTTTCTTCAGCATCACGCTTGGATTCAGCAATAATTTCTTGTTGCTTATCCAACATTGCTTGCATTGTGGCCAATTGCTTGTTCTCATTTAAGTGAGTGACAGCAAATTCACCAGCAAAAGCTTCGAATAGACGACGACCAAACATGTTCTCACGAGCAACTTGGATATCTTCTTTCAGTTGAGTCAATTCCGACTCTAGCTTGTTAGCTACTGATTCTTTTACAAGAGCAGCACTGCGCTGAATAAAGGTCTGTTGTAGTTCAGCTAATTTTGTTTTAGCCTCAGCAACAAGTTTAACTTTTGTTTCAACAACTGCTTTCTTGTCCTGCTCAAACTCTTGAATTTCTTCAGCTAGAGCACGGATTACAAATTGTTCAAGTTTAGCAATGCTATTCTCGTACATTTTGCGATCAGCACGTAGTTCTTTGATTTCTTCAGCTAGTTTAGTAACCATAAAATCATTGAACTTACCAGCGCCTTCCATCATGCGAGAGTTAAACTTTGCACGATCTTCAGCTAGAGCTTGCTTTTCTGCTTGGAACTCTGTTAGTTCAGCAGTTAGGGATTCAGTAACCATTTTGTCTAGAGCTTCAACCATAATACTTTTGTCATGTTCGTAGCGTCCAGCGAATTCTTCACGTAGCTCAGCACGTAATTGCTCACGTGCTTCAGTTAGCTGAGTTTCCCAGGCTTCACTGATCGCTTGCTGTGTTGATTCGTTAATGATGCCACTGTCTAACAATGGTTTTAAACTTTCTAGCATTGTTTTTCTCCTAGTGGTACTTCTTTGATGAGGTACACCGACGCCTCGGATATAGATTGATTGATGGGTGTGTTACTTAAAATCATTTTAATTTCAAGTCCTTGATCAGCGCAACAATACTGGTTTGTAAGTATTTTTGCACTTTTTTGTCTTGTGCAGCATCTCGTGCCATTTCAAATACCTGTGCTCCGCCTTTCATATTCATTAAGCCTTCATAAATGGCTTTGGGATATGCATTCGGTGCACTGGGTTGGGCCACAATGTCCACAGTAATGATTTCAAAATCACTAACGTGTCCGCTTGCTTCGTTAACCTGACCTGATCCACGGCTGCTTACGCCCAGCTTGACGCCAGATGTCAACATACTCTCAACGAGTTTACCCATGGGGGTTGGTAAAACTTTTAACTTTCCGTATCCTGTGGGACCGTCCATCCACATTTTAGTAATCATATGGCTTACACGATCTAAGTTAATCTTTAGGTCATCAGGGTGATCAACTTCACCCAATACTGAATAACCGGTCTTAAGTTGTTCATTAATAGTGGAAACGGCTCTCTCAATTTCGTGGACAGGGTATACACGCTGGTTGGCATTCTTGACGCCACCTTGGATGAATACCCCTTCCATATAGAGATCCTTGCCCTTGCCATCAGCAGAGTCTTCCGACAACACTTTAATACCAGCGTTGTCGAAAGTAAGATGCTCTTTTAGTAACAAAGCCATTTTGTTTCCTAATCTATTAACGTGCTTTTAAAATACTGTTTTTTGCAACTGAAACTGAACCATCTGTTGTGCTGCCTTCAGCTGACTTAGCTGAAGCTTTTGTACCGTAGAAGTCCTGAGCACCTTTGTTACCGCCCACTTTGTTAACATTACGCTTGGCAACGTCAATTTCCTGAGCTGGCTTAACAAAACCGCCAGTTTTTCCGTTAGGCTTCTGCCCGTCTGGATTCTGCTCTGCACCGCCGTTAGCGATGTTGGATGCTGTGCCGCCCATGTCGTTTTTCATGTTGTCAGTAACGCTGGCTTTGTTAACATTAACGCTGCCACCTGTACCAACTTCTGAACCCTCAGCTGCATCACCTTTGTACATGTCTTTGACTTTATCAACATATTCTTTCATGATTTCAGCTTGGCTACGGCTTTCCATTTTTCCTGAACCTGAACCTTTCTTGGCAAATGGGTTACCACTGCCGCTCTTGCCCGATCCTGACTTACCACTACCAGCTGCTGCTTCAACTACTTCTTCAGCTTCCATGGCCATTTCTTCGTCGTCACCAAATTCTGGCTCTTCTGCGCCCATTTCAGGACCCATGTCGTCAGCAGCTTCTTCGTCACCACCGCCTAATAGCTTGTCAAATTCAGCTTTTAGAGCGTCTAATTCTTGCTCAAGGTCCATAACGCGATCTTCAACATCGCCTTCGCCTTCTTCGTCGTCCATGTCGTCAATGCCCATGTCGTCACCGCCCATGTCGTCGGCATCCATCTCGTCGTCACCGCCAAGTTCTAGCTCTGCGCCTTCCTCGTCGTCTTCGCCGATACCCTGCTCGTCTTGCTCAACTTCTGAAGTAACGTCCTGAACGAATTGATCAGCAGGATTGCCGCCCATCTCTTCGTCCATTAGACTTTCATAAATGTCACGGCTCTTGTCCACGACGATCTGATGAAATAATTCACGTGCTGCTTGTTCGTTGTCATTGATGATGTGTTCAATGAGTTGTTCGTATTTGTTCATAAGGAACTCCTATTAAATGGCTTTGTAATGTATTTACAAAACTGCGTAGATTATTGTGTTAAATGTGTGTTTTTTGAAGGTTTTTGGAAGGATATAATGATTTAAATGCTTAGACCACCAGCAGCACCAGCATCAGCTGCTGCTTTGTATTGTCCCTGTATTTTTTCAATGTTTTTTTCGTGTTCGAATTTGCGTACATCCGAAGCCATTCTTAAACGATTGAGGTGTGCTAGGGTTAGTCTAGTTTTACGTAAATCACTTAACTTCATAGTGGATTGATCATCAGCCTCAGACTGATATCCGGGCAGAGCAGGTTTGGGTGTTTCAAATAGATTGTTAATAAACATAGTCTTATTTAACCATTTCTATCAGATTATGCTACACTAGGTGGACTAACAGTTGGTGTTTCTTGACTACTAGTAGTTACTCCAGTATCCGGACTAGCGACGTCTGGTATTTTAACACTAGCGGCCATCATCCTAGCAGCCATTATCATACGATCTCTCTCTAGTAGATACTTTGGAGTTGGGTTACCCATTATGCTACACCAGGCGGACTAGCGGCTGGAGTCCCAGCACCACCAGCAGTGGCACCAACTTCAGGACCAACAGCACCAGGAGCCGCGGCGCCACCAGCTATTTCAAGACCAGTATCAGCAGTTTCCAAGTCACTGGCTAGACCCCCTGGGGTAATGCCCACATTACGCAAGTTAGCTTGTCCCGGACCAGTGCCTTCGTTCTGCCCCTGTTCTTCACGCCATTGCATTTCGTTTTCAGTCATCTCTTGCTCGCTTAGACCTAGATAACGCTTCATTAAAAAGCGTTTGCTAAAATAGGGCATGGGTTCCAACTGTGCAAATGTGGCAATCTTTGCATTGTCAATATCAGCTTGGCGATATTGAGCAAAGTTTTGTGGTTCATTAAATGTTAAATCAAATATCTGACCATCGATACTGATGCCGCGCCAGCGCAGGAACATCTTGAACTCTTGGTCCAGCTTGTCTACGATCATGGCTTGTAGTCGTTTACAATACTGATTAAAACGCCATTCCTGGATCAGTGCTGTACCTACACGACCGTCGCTGATGCTTTGTGTGCCATCATCAACTCCAGTGGGTAAGTAACTGGCAGGAATGCGTAAACCGCGAAACAACTTGTTGGTAAAGAATCGTAAATCTGTGATCTCACCAAGATTCTGCCCGCCAGCCAATGTTTCCACCGATGAACCGCGACCATCTGCTGTTTGTGGGAAGAAGTAATCTTCGTTTGTTGATAATGGATTATATGTGGCATCCATCATATTGGTACCGCCACCAGTTTGTGTGGGAATTCTTCGCTGACTGATCTCCGTCTTGATACGTTCTACAAAGCTCATAGCCATGTGAGGAGGCATATTACCTACGTCGATCTTAAAGATCCTGCGCTCAGGGGCACGTTGTATACGATAGATAATAATAGCGTCTTCCAGAAGTTCTTTCTGCTTGAAAACCTTGAAAATATTTTCTAACACACTGTTACCAAAGGGCCAGAACACGTCTAATCCCTCAGTTAAACTAATGTGTACTATGTGTTCAGCATTAATAACTGCTTCGTTCTGTGCGTGACTAAATCGACTACCACCACTATATGGAGTGCGAGGCTGTACATAGGCACCGCTTGGGCCGCCCACTTGTGGGTGATTAACAAAAGTGTCGCTAGTACTGACTGCGGTAACTGTTAAGTTCTGAAAGTTTGGGTTTAAATCTTTGATAACGTATTGCTCAGGCTCTTTACCTTCACTTTCGTTAACAATAACTTTAGTGACTTTACTCATCTCAGTCCACATTAGCTTGAATGTTTCCGGATCACGGATGAATACCTGATCGCCATACTTTAACGTGTTGCGAACAATTTTAAAGATACGTTTATTAAATTGGTTTAGATTGACCCATTGTTGTAACTGCTCTTTGATAATCTTAACTTCGTTGTCAGTGGGCTTTTCATGATAATGTATATTAAAGGCAGTAAGGTTTTCTTCATTCTTCTGACTGCAAAATTCAGCCAGGATGTCCAGTGCAGCATTTACTTCGCTGTCCATGTCCATCTGTTCATATTGATTATAACGCTCTACCCGGTTGGGATGACCAATGTAAACTTCTGGCAGTGTACTGGCATAGTTGCGGTACCCAGCATCAGGACTCGTCATACCATTGCCCAGCGGACTGGCAGTAGACTGGGTTATATTACTGGTTTTAAAATATTTACGCCATGTCATGGATTTTTCTCTATTATCGTGTATTTACCCACTTTATGTGGCTGCCACAACTAATTTTTCAGTCTGACGAATCTGATCGTCCAACTTTGTTGTCATCGTCTGTTGTTCTTGGACAAACTGTTGCATCATTAGTATCATCGTTTGTTGAAACTCGTGTGTCATTCTTCGGTCTTGATCGCGTTCAGATGCACTGATATTATCAATTGAAACTGCGTTTACTGCAGACTCCAATGCGCCTTTGGTGTATGCTATATTATCTGCATTACTTTTTGCCAGAAGTTCGGAAAAATTTGCACGCTCTTGTTCAGTCATAAGTGATATGGCTGCACTAATATCAGCTTGTCTACTGGATGGATTTGAACCCATTTTATTAAAAGAATCGGTTATTGGAGAAGCTAATGCAAGTATAGCTTCCTTTCCCTGATTTAAGAACGACGCGGCTATTTCGTTGCTTTTTTGTGCCGCCTGTGCCACCATTTCGATCATTAAACCACCAGGTGCCTCAGCTGATTTAAATACTGATGTGTTGGTATAACTAGTCTTTAATGCATCGGATAGAGCAGCTACCATGGAATCCACGACAGCTGATTTACTTAAATCCATACCTGGGCTGCTGGTCATGTTGAGATCTATAGGAACTTTGCCACCCACTGTGGGTATAACTGCTTCAGTTCCGTGAAGTTTTTCCAGATAACCAGAATTTGGTCCAGTGGCTATACCACCGCGAGCTTTACCCTCTTTTGAGCTGAACCAACCTGACAGTGTTCTGCCTAATTGCTCAAACTCGGGCTTAAATATGCCATATACAGCACCAGAGACAGCGCCTGCTGCTATCCCAATGGGCATTGTTATTGCTGACCCTACTCCCATACCAGCCACAGCACCCACTGCGCCACCGACCCCTGAACCAACCATACCAGATTCAAGACCTGCATTAAGCCTATCCGTGAAGGAGGTACCGTTTGGTTGGGTTGCTGCGGTGCCACCAACGCTGCCATCCCTACCAATCTTCAAGTCGGATATCATTTGTTGCACTGTTTCTAACATAGTTTTGGATATCGCACTAAAACCTTTGATGGGGCCATCCATTATCGCTTGCATATCCAGTAACAGCGCCTGTGCTGCGTTGGCAGCATCAGTCATATTCTTAGTCAGTGGTTCTGTAGTTTCTTTGACTTTGCCTACAGAAGCTACTATTGCGTCAATTGCCTCCTTGGTCTGGACGTTGGCTTGGTTTATACTGTCCAATTGGGCGGCGGCCACACTACCAAGTACGCCTCCTGCTAAATGTGCAGCCATGGCAAATTCTTTATTTGCCAATCCAACTTCTTTTATAGATTCACCGTATTCAGCGTTTGTTTCTGCAACACTTCTGGCAGTCATTGAATTGTTTTCCAATTGCCCTGCTATAACTCGACCTTTTTCTGCCGCTGCTGCATTCATACTTTCGTAGATCGCACCTTCAGTGTTGATAACCTGGCCGTTAAATATTGCACGATCTCGCAAATTTTTCTGTTCCTGCTCGGTCATAAGAGACATAGCAGCATTAATAGCATTTCGCTGTTCGGGAGTTTTTCCTGCCAGATATTGCTGGAATGCCAGTATTTGATTTTGCGAAGCTACTTGTTTTTCCTTGGCCTTGGCATCTTCTCCAGTTATTCCGGCAATAATACGTAGATTTTCCGCATATTTTTGTGTCTGTTCAGCTACTGCAGTATCAGTTACTGGACCACCAGCAGTTCTGCGCATGTTGGCAATAGTTTGTGCAGTCAATTCCGCTTGCTCTTCGATTCCGAAACCCAAATTTCTGAGTTCGGTACGAATTTTTCCACCGTTCTGATCAAATATTTTACCTACACGACCCACGGCGGCGGCACCTGCAGCCACACCCAGGCCACTCATGGCTAAGTTTTTACTATTGGCCTGCACCACTCGACTAAACTGATCTAGAGTTAATCCAGCGTCCAGGCTGGCATCCCGCATACCT